GAGCTGACCGCCCACCTTAATATGCTGATTACTCCCACCGACGCCATCGTGGCCGAGCTACAAGGCTTTATTGATGATTGTACGCCGGTGGTGGAAGACATCGTGGGCCATGTCGTACCGGCCACGTTTGATGAGCGTTACGACGGCGGCAACGTGTCCATTCAGCTCCGACAATTGCCGGTGCTGACCGTGGCCAGCGTCACCGAGGTAATCGGTTTCACCAATTACACGCTTACCGAGCAACCGCCCAACGCCACCACCTCGGCCTTTGGCTTTTCGGTCGATAACTTGGACATGGGCATCATGGTGCGCCGGGATGGCGGGGGCGGCCTCACCCGGTTTTATGCCAACCGGGGCAATATCGAAGTGGTCTACACCGCGGGGCGGGCCACCGTGCCCGGCAACGTGCGCCGGGGCACCCTGGAGCTAATCCGCCATTGGTGGCAGTACGGCCAGCAAGCACAGGGCCGGGTGGGCTCCTACGCTCCCGGCTCGGCCGCCGAGGATGACTCTGCCCTATCGACCACGCCGAGCGGGTACCTCGTGCCCAACCGGGTAAAAGAACTACTCCAGCCGTCGCAACGCCCGGTGGTCATCGCCTGATGGCCGGGCTCACCTCGGCCATACCCGACGCCATCACCGCCCTCATTGGCCACCTGGCCACGATTGCCGCCACCTACACCGACCCGCAGCTCCAGGTGATTGATGGCGACCTCGGTACCAACGTGCTGCCCGCCTTTGTGCAAATCGGCAACGCCACCGGATGGGTGCAAGAGGCGGTAGACCTCGGCAACTTCCGGCGCGATGAGCGTTTCGACCTGGAGGGCATCATCCAGTGGTTTGACGGCGGGGCCGGTGCCGAGGTGGCCTCACAGGTGCGGGCCGACGCCTTCGCCATCTTGGAGGCGGTGGTTTTGGCCATCACCGCCGATCCGACTCTCGGCGGCTCGGTGATGTTCGCCCAATGCACTGGGGGCGGGGCCATGGAGCAAGGCACCACCGCCAACGGCGGATGGTCGGTGATCGTGCCGTTCCAAGTGCATTGTCAAGCCCAATTGCAACGATAGGGAGGCCGTCAATGGCTCAAGTCACGAATACGACATACGGGCCGGTAGACGTGCCCCTCTATGGCCTTCGGTTCAAGGGTGGCGAAACGTTGGAGGTACCCGACGATATCGCCCGCGAGCTGGGCGGCCCGCTGGCCGTGGAGTGGCCAGCGCCCGAGCCCTCAGCCGAGGCCGTCACGGCCCCGGCCGCAGTACCCACCGCACCATCAACCGGAGGTAACGCATCATGACAGGCACCGTAGTTGGCTCCGGCGTTGGTGGCTCGGTTGGCGTAGCCGCCGAAACCGCCTTCGGTACGTGGGTGACTCCAGCCAAATGGCTGGAATATGAATCAGAGGCCATTAAGTGGAATCCGAGCCGCACCACCGGCAAGGGCATCCGAAACGGCGGCCTCGTGCCCCGGCGCAGCGCCCGCCAGACCACCACCGCCACCGTGGCCGGGGCGTTGGTAACGCCCGTTTACGGCAAGGGTATGGGCCTCTTCCTGGCCAACCTCATGGGCTCCCAGGCCGTGGCCCCGGTGGTGCAAGGCGCCACCGTCGCGTATTTGCAGACTCACGCCCTGGCCCGCCAGGACGGCCAATCGCTGAGCCTGCAAATCGGGCGGCCCACCATGGATGGCGTGCTCCACCCGTACAATTACAAGGGCCTGAAAATCATCAAGGGCCAGTTTGAGGCCAAGGTCAACGAGGCCCTTCGGGCCACCTTTGATTTCGACGGTAAGGACTACGATGAGGTGGGCGTCTACGGCACGCCCGTCTACCAAACGGCAAACCCGTATTTCGCGTGGGAGCAAGGCGTGTTTTCCATGGGCACCTTCGGGGCCGAGGTGCCGGTTTCCGGAGTACGGGGCTGGACGCTGACCATCGACCGGCCGAGCAAAACCGACAACTTCTACCTTGACGGCACCGGTCGCAAGGGCGCCCAGGTGCAAAACGATTTCATGAAGATTTCCGGTGCGTTGGAAACGGATTTCCTGTCGAAAACGACCTTTGCTGATCTGTTCGCGGCCGACACTCCTCAGAGCATGATTGTGACCTTTACCGGCCCTCTCATCGCCGGAGCTTTCAGCCAACAGATAACTTTCCGCCTGCCCTCGGTGCAATGGGATGATGAGCCGCCCACCATGGGAGGCCCCGACATCATTCAGCCAAAGATGACTTTCACCGTCAACGACGACGACACGAACGTCCCGGCCACCATTACTTACATGAGCACCGACGTAACCCTCTAGTGGCCTCACGCTCGGGGCCACCGCCCATTGTCTTTGGCGTGGCGGTAACCGATTTTAAGGCGTTCGCCAAAGACATAAAGGCGGCTGATAAGAAGCTGGCCACCAACCTGCGGCAACGGCTCAAGAAAGGGGCGGATTTGGTGGCCGACCAAGCCAAGGCCAATGCGGCGTGGTCGCAACGTATACCGGGCTCGATCAAATCCTCATCCTCGCCCAGCTCGGCCAAAATCATCATTCGGGCGCCCAACGCTGCCCCGTTTGAGAATATGGGCAAGGCGGGCAACTTCCGCCACCCGGTTTTCGGCAACCGTCAAGCATGGGTGACCCAAAAGGCCCGGCCCTTCGCCCTGCCCGCCCTGGCGGCCAAGGCCGATGAGGTGGCCGAGCTTGTCGGCAAGGCCCTGGATGACTTCGCACGAGACGCCGGTTTCCGATGATGGACCGGCTCATTGTGTGGCTTTGGGGCGTGGTGGACCGGCTCGAAAGATATTTGACCGAGGAGAAAACGCCATGATCGTTGAGTGGGAAGGTAAAGAGTACGCCTACGATCCCCGTCTCATTGACGTGCGGGTGGCCACGAAGATCAACGAGTACACCGGCCTTGGCCTCCGCTCGTGGGAAAAGGGCGTGGACGATTGCAACGCCAAATGTCTGGCCGCCCTCCTCTTCGCCATCAAGGTGCAAGCCGGAGAGCCGTGCCACTCCATCGCCGCCCTCAACTTTTCGGCTCTTGATTTCTACGATGCCATCGTGCAAGCGGCGGCCAAAGAGCTGGCCGAGAAGATCGAGCCGGAAGAGGTGGCCGAGACGGACCCTATGGTGACCGCCTAGCGCGGGACGATCCGCGGTGGGATGAGCCCATTTACCCGCTACGGCAACGGTACCTCTTCGCCCTGGCCAACCTTTGCGGGCTCGGCCCGGCCGAGGTGGACGCTTTGAGCGTGGTGGATTTTTGGAGCCTCATTATCCCGTGCGAGCAGCACATAAGAGCCATAGCCGCAGCAAACGCACAATGACGGAGGCAAGGCCATGGCTGGAGGCAATACCCGTACCCTAACCGTCAACGTGGTGGGCAACGCCACCGGGGCCAAGAAAGCCATGACCGAGACGGGGGCCACCGCCGAGGCCACCGGCTCGAAAATGTCGAGTGCTTTCAAGGGTGCTTTTGCCGCTCTGGGCTCGGCCTCGGGCGGGGCCTTCGCACCTGTACAGGAGATGTTTGACAAGCTCGGCCCGGCCATTGATTCCTTTAAGGAAAAGGGCCGGACGGTTGGCTCTGTCATGGTCGGCGCCGGGGTGGGTATCGCCGGGGCCGGGGCCGCTCTCACCGCATTTGGTGACAAAGACAAGGCGGCCACCCAGCAGCTCGGGGCGGCCATCTCGGCCACCGGGGGCGACATTGATGATTTCTCGGAGCGCATCGAGAAGGCCGTCAAGACGAACGAAAAGTACGGCACCACGGCTAGCGGCACCACCGGGGCTATACGCATCTTGACCACATCCACCGGCGACGCGGGCAAGGGCCTGGACTTGATGGGGCTGGCCGCCAACCTGGCAGCGGCCAAGCACATAAGCCTTGAGGCGGCGGCCACAATGGTGGCCAAGGTCCACGGTGGGGCGACAAAGACGCTCAAGGAGTTTGGCGTCACCCTCTCTGCCAATAAGGACAAGACGGCGGCGGCCACCGAAAACCTGGACGCTTTGAGTAAGAAGCTTTCCGGGCAGGCCTCGGCCGGGGCGAACACCTTTACCGGCCATATGAAGGCGCTCAAGACTGAGGTGGAGGATCAAGTAGCCACCATCGGCCAAAAGTACGGCCCGGCCTTGATGGGCGCCGGGGCCGGGATGAGCCTTCTCGGCACGGCCGCCACCGGGGCCAAGGCGGTTATGGGGATGTTCAAAACCACCGAGGAGCTGGGCGCGGTGGCGACCGACGCCCTGGCCGCATCCGAGGGCCTGGAGGCCACCGCCACCGCGGGTGAGACGCTGGCCGATACCACGTTGATTCCGGTGGAGACGGCCGCCCTATCGCCGGTGCTGCTCATCATCGCAGCGGTGGCCCTCTTGGCCGTTGGTATCTATGAGCTGGTCACCCATTGGAAAACGGTATGGACGGCCATACAGGAGGCGGTAAAGGCCGCGGTGGATTTCGTCCAGGGCCTGATTACCGGCGTGGTCGGATGGGTCAAAGGCCATTGGCAATTGCTTTTCGCCATCCTGACCGGGCCTATCGGGCTGGCCGTGCTGGCCATCAAAGATCATTTCAACCAAATTCTGAGCTTTATCACCGGGCTACCGGGCCGGATCGCCGGTATCGCCTCGGGCATGTGGCACGGCATCACCGACGCTTTCCGCTCGGCCCTGAATATGCTCATCGACCTTTGGGACCGGCTCGGTTTCACGCTCCCGGCCATCAATTGGGGGCCAATGCACATTGGCGGCGGCCATATCTCTCTGCCCAAGATTCCGCACCTGGAGGCCGGGGGCATCGCTCTTAGCCCGATGCTGGCCGAGATTGGCCACGGGGCCAACGGTGAGGCGGTTGTACCTCTGCCGCCCGGTGGCCTCGGCGGCGGCGGTGGAGCCATCACCGTCAATGTGCCCCTCTACATCGACGGCCGCCAATTCGCCAAGGCCACCGCCCAATTCACCCGCGCCGAGCTACTCCAAGGCACGGGTAGGAGCACGGGCAGGGTAGGGCTCGGGTGACGGCTATACCCCCGCTGCAATGCTTGGTGGCGTTCAACAATGCGCCGGGTGATGATCCTGGCCTCATCACCACCGTGGCCTCACCGGGCGTTTTGGGCGCCCATAATGTGTGGACCGATATAAGCCCGTGGGTCACCGGGGCTCAGATCGGCCGGGGCGCTCAGCATGAAATGGGCGTCTTTGAGGCCGGGACGTGCACCCTCAACCTAGATAACCGGGCGGGCACGTTCAACCCGTGGAATACAGCTTCGCCCTTTTATGGCTTGCTACTGCCCATGAAATTGGTACAGTTGCGGGCCACCACGGGCGGCACCACCTTTTACCGTTTCACCGGCCATACCTCGGCCTGGCCGATCCTCTGGCCCGATCCGCTCTCCAGCGGGGCCGAGCTGGTGGCCTCCGACGCTTTCCGCCTGTTCAATACCTCCACCCTGTCAACGGTGGGCTTGACCTTGCAAGCCTCGGGCGCCCGTATCGGCGCGCTGCTCGACCTCATCGGCTGGCCCACGGGGGCCAGGGTGATAGATACCGGCTCCACCAACATCCAGGCCGACGTACAAAATCTGACCGAGGCCGCCGCTTTGGGAGTGCTCCAATCGGTGGAGGAGACAGAGGCGGGCGCCCTGTTTATGGACGGTCAAGGCCGGGTGCGTTTCATTCAGAGGGGCGCCCTCAGCTACTCCACCGGGGCGCCCACGAGCCCGTACGGCGTGGTGCAAGCCGTTCTAGGCGATGAGCCACGGGTAGGGGAGATACCTTTCCAACCCGGCCCCACGCTCGGCCTGGATGAGCTGGACATCTACAACCGGGCCGTAGTCACCCGCCAGGGCGGCACCGAGCAAGTCTATGACGACACCGGGAGCCAAGCCGCCTACGGGGTACACGTCTGGAAACCGTCCAGCACCGTGCTTTACACCTCCGACGCCGAGGCTCTGAATCGGGCCTTGTACGTGGTCACCACCCACGCCCAACCAATCACCCGGCTGGCCGCCATCTCCGTGGACCTCAACGACCTTGTTGAGCCGGGCACGGTGGCCACCATGCTGGGCTTGGATTTGCTCTACCGGGTGACGGTCAACCGCCACGGCCCTCCGGGCGGCGGTGACGCCTTCCACCAAGACGGCAACGTGGAGCACATCTCCGAAGTCATCTCGGCCAACGGGTGGACAATCACCCTAGCCCTGGCCCCGGCTGACACCTCCGGTTACTGGACGTGGGGCACCTCGGAATGGGCCACCCTGCCCGATACGACTAGATGGGATTAGGCCAATGTCTTTTATCAATCCCGATAGCGTCCATCGCGGCACCACCGGGGCGGTGGCTCCGGCCGCGTGGGGTGACGTGGTAAACGATGACCTCAACGCCCTGAATACCGCCTTTGTCAATACGGTGCTGACCAATAACGGGGCGCCCGGTGCGGGCGTGGGCGTGGACGGAAATTATTGCATCGACCCTTTCACTTGGATGCTCTACGGCCCCAAGGCCGGTGGCGTTTGGCCTGCCGGTGTGCACATTGTCGGCCCGGCCGGAGCTGTCGGCCCGGCTGGTCCGACGGGGCCAGCGGGGCCTACGGGGGCCGATGGGCCAGCGGGGCCGACCGGCCCGGCCGGAGCGACCGGCCCAACCGGGCCAACGGGGCCGTAGGCCGATGCCCGCCTTTGTCAATCCCGATAGCGTCAACCGGGCGGCCACCGCCACCGTGCCTCCGGCCTCATGGGCCGATGTCGTCAACGATGACCTAGCCAATCTCCGCACGAGGCCAACCAACAATATTCGCTACGGCACGGTGCCTCCGCTGCCCGCGGTGGGCATCGACGGTGATTACTACATCGACAGTGTGGCCCAGATGGTCTACGGCCCCAAGACGGCCAACGTATGGCCCTCTGGGGTGTCCATGGTGGGCGTGGACGCCACCACCGGGGCCGCCGGGGCCACCGGCCCAGCGGGGCCTACAGGGGCGGCGGGGCCGACAGGAGACACCGGCCCCGATGGGGCCACCGGGCCGATGGGGCCAGCCGGGCCGCTCGGCGCTCTCAGACATTACGTTTACGTGCGCCAGCCGACAGGTGCCACGGCGGTCCCCGTCTCCGGGGCCACGTTCGGGGCCATGACAAACGGCACGAGCCCGATTACCGATACGCACTTTTACCCGTCGTTCTTTTATGACGCTCCGCGGGGCCGGTGGGTTTACGTCGGGCAATCCATCTACACCTCACCCGATCTGACCACCTGGACCGCTCGAACCATGCCCGCGGGGTTTTTTGCCAATGGCAATGGCGTTAACGGCTCATGCGTGTATGACGGGCACGTTTTCATGGCGATTGATACCGCTAACGATCCATCCACCGACGTGATAACTTCGCCCGATTGCGTCACCTGGACGAAGTACACCGTGGATGCTGGGCTCCGTAACGTGCTCTCGGTGGCCGG